CTGGGTTGCTCCATCCAGTGAAAAAAGCATATTTGCCTGAACTTCCACCAGGCTTAATTATTACTCTTCCATCGTGCCCTGTTGAATAACCTGGCATAATTACTATCTCATTACCAGCTGTACCTGACTTTCCTATGCCTAACTGTTCAGTAATAACTACAGAATCTGCACCACCGTGAATAAATATTGTGTCCCCGACATCTACGTTTGTCCAGTTAATACCAGCAAAGGTTTTATAAGCATTTTCCCAACTTGCGCCATTGTTTAATCCTGTTGATAAGGTTGTATTTACAAATACGTTCCCTGCCGATTCTTCTGGCGGAGTAGCTTCTGAAAATGTAGTTGCTGTATCTATGTTTGAAATATAAGACTGTTTAATTTTTGTTGAATCAAAAAACGAAACATAGTAATAATACAGTTTATTAGATGCTAAACCTGTATGTGAATAAGTTGAATCACTACCAGCCTGTCTTATCATCTCTGCATAATTCAATCCAGTTGAAGATGAATCAATTATAACTGCATCATAAGCTCTAAACCCACCATTCCAAATTAAATTTATTTGAGATATACTAACAGGTGTTGCTAAAAAGTTAGTTGGCGGTAATGGAAAGTCAGGCTTCAATGCCTCAATTTCAACACCTAACGAATCAATTATATCGTATAAATCCGATATATCATCTTTATTACCATCAAGAGTAGTTTCTACTGACGCTAATCTTGTCTGCATCTCAGCATTACTTGCTTTAGTTTCTACTAAGGTTTGCGTTGATGCACTTGTAGGCAGATTATTAACCATCGTTGCTCGATTAGTACCACTTTGGTTAATTAAAAGAATATCATTAATTGTAGGTGCTACTAACTGTAAATCATCAATATTAGCATATAAGAAGTTTTGAGAATTAGCGACTAAAGAATCACTTATATTTGACTGTGTAGCCATTCCAATAATATCTGTTTGAGTAGCATATAAAGTAGAATCAGACTTTAATAAATCATCACTCGCATCTTTATCCCAAGCAGTAGTTTCGGAGGTTAAAACAAAATTACTATCTGCTATGTTTGCAATATCATCAGCAAGAGAATCGGTTATTACTTTAGTAGCATACTTCAAATCACTAAATGTTCTCTGGGCAGTGGTGTCGATAATTATATCTGATAAATTTGTTTTTAATAATAACATTTCTTCGGAGTCATAGGTAACAAAATAATCAGTTGCTTCAAGAGTTGTGTTATCTAATAATCTGCTAATCTGTGCTTTTAGTGAATCGTAAAAGGCTTCTTTTGTCTGGAATATTGAATTTGCTTCCGCCTTTGTGTATTTATTTAATAAGCTATCCGGCAAATGCTTTACTTGGTCCTGCCTGATATTCTGAGCTTTGCATCCGCAACTAAAAGCGAATAGCATTAAAAAAAGAATTATTAGTGTGTGTGTTAGATTTTTCATGCCGCTTCTCTTTCTACATAATTTGAATCTAAATAATCCACACTTGTCGGGATAACGGTTATTAGTGTAATGATTGCAGTTAAATTATTTTCATCATATACTATTGTATAATCAACATCCCTTTTAAGTTTTATTCCATTAAAAAATACTATCTCTGACCCTACTACCGGCATTGTGGGATATGAAAAAACTATGTTTGTACCGTTTTTATTTCCAACTAAATTATTATTTATAAAGTTTGCCATTGTAGTGTTCTCCTCTACAATTTCCTCCGGTGTAGTTGTTAAATTGTAACTGCTTATTCCTGTTTGTAATTCTATTGTTATTATTTTATCTGGGTTTATTTCCGATATGATATGATTTTGACCTGCGTTCAATGCGTCAAGAACATCTTCATCTGTATGATCGGAGGTAGTTACTCCGTGTCTTTTTAGATTCCTGAATATACGTCCGATTAAATCCTTAGTTCTCATTTTTAGCTTCTTCGCCTATTTTTTTGCTTTGTTCGATTTTTGTTTTTATATCAACAACAATTCGCTCTTTCATTCTCTCATTTTTTTGAGTGTTATATCCGCTTAATTTTAATGCCTGGCAGAGAGCAAATAATTTCGGTCTTATCGGGTCTTCCAGAGTTTCTAACCCTGATTCAATATTTTCATAATTATTTGTAATGAATTCAATCGGGTCAAATGCTAAAGGTAAGTCCTCGATATTTCCGCCTTGTGGCTTCTCTAATTCAGGTTCACCTTCTTTTCTAAAAACATGAGGTCTGTGTTTTGTGTAGTGTGCAAGAATATTATCTGGGACTTCTTTCGGTTCTTCTGCTATTAGTTTAATTGTAAGAGGTTCTTTTCCTGTCAAGTTTTTGAAATTTGCTGGAATCTGTAATATTGTATCTATTTTAGATATAATCTTTGCCATTGCCTATCTCCTATATGAAAAATAACCGCCTCATTTTATTGAGGCGGGTTAAAGGGGTTATTAAATTAAACTGCTGCCTTCGCTATTTTATTCCAGTCTGTTGCATCGTCAGCAGATTTTGCTATTTTTTGATATCCGAAGATTCCAGCAATGAGAGGGGTCTCAATTACCGAACCTACTGGAAGATCAGCAAATACGCCAAAGTCTGCCGGGGCAGCATCGTCACCCCATACTAAACGGGGAATTAAAACTGAGTTTCCTGATTGATCCAAAGAAGCGAGTGCGGAACATTGTGTTACCAACGCCTCTACTGCCTCAGAAATATTTAGAACGTCTCTTGGTCTGTCGCTTGTGACCAAAACGCCCCATGTACTTCTTTTCCCTAATTTTTCTCCAGCCATGATTTGTGTACTCCTTAAATTATTAAAATATTTTTATAAATACCGCCCTTCGTTAATGGAGGGCTAAAACTTAAATTATCTAACCAATTATGAACTTACTGCATTTGACCATAGAATGTTTTGAGGAGTATAAGTTGCAATAACCAAAGAACTTGAATTTGTAACAGCTTCTCCGGTTGTTAAAAACTTATCTGCATCAAATCTATCAGCACGATTATATCCAACTACCGTAACAGAGGCTTCTCCTTTTACGTTCTCATAATCATCTGTTTCGTTTTTGAATGATAGCTTCTTTGTTGTTCCGCAAAGAATCGCTGAAGCTCCCATATAGATAGCTAATTTTACATCTGATGCATGAATTGGGTTTTCTAATGGGTTTACATTACCGTAATTCAAAATACCTCTTGTTGAATCATATCCGGTATCTCCAGACTGCCATACGCCTGGATTATTAATGTCAACAAGCACTAAACTTCCCTCAACCAAATGCGCTTCATACGCACCTGTGAAGAAAGGAGATTCCTTGCCGTCTTTTGTAATTAAAGCAATGTGAACTTTCTCGAACAATGGGTCTTCGGCTAACTGTGCCATCTGTCTATCATTAATTATCGCTACGCCTTTAATCGGATAAGGGCCGGCAGTTGTTGGAACAATCATCAACTCAGAACTTGCCATTTGAGCTTTTCTCAAAGTTTTCATTGTGAATTTATCTTCTGTTCCAAGGTTTGCAAGTGCAGCAGCAATAGCTCTCTCATAAGTGTCATTATTTGAATTAAAGGTTACTCGTCCATATCCTTCTACGAAAAAGTTAGGATGAGATTTTTGGACGCAACTTGCTAACTCACGGCTTCTAATTAACTGATCGTCAAATCCGCGATACATTGCATCGTAAGGACTGTATGCCTGTAATCGCTGATTATAATGTTCAAATTCAGTTTTTAGATTGCTCCAGATTTGTTTTAGATAGCTTTCATCGATGGCTAACTCGCCCATTGCGCCGTCAGTAACCTTTGCGGGTTTTCTAACCTGGGTAATATAAGCTTTGTTGTAAATCCATCGTCTATCTTCCTCGTTCCCTTTTGCCTGATCGTCTCCGACAATAGGTTTTTTAACCATTGGTAACAATAATGGAATATCAATTTCCCATCCGCCTTGATGAAACCAATCAGTCAATACCTCAACTGGTTTTCCGGTGGGTCTTAATTTTTTACCTTTCATTGATCCAAACGGCACGGATTTGGGATAACCATATTCGTTAACTCCGCCAACGTGACCGATTAAATCTCCCCAAACAGGGATTTGATGCCATTGGCTAAAGCCCAGCTTTGCTGACTTTGCCGCACGGTACATCCTTAGTTCTTCATTTAATTTTGTCATTTTTTTTATTTCCTACGTTTGTGTGATAAATTATTCTTTTTCCATATCCGCTATTACTTTATCCAAGTATTCGGGATTTTCTGCTTTTTCGATTTCGGAAAGAGTAACAATCTTCTTTCCGGAGCCGTGAGAACTCCCCTTACCTTCAATAATGGTTTCGTCTTTTAATTTTTCCTTTCTGATTTTATCGGTCTGGGTTTTTTTGGCTACATAGGCAGTAAGAATTTTATCGTCAAATTCTTCTTTGTACTTATTAAAAAGTTTTCCTTTTCGCAACCAGAATGTTTTTCCTCTCGACCCTACAATTTCTTCAGAAGGAATAAGCGCACCTTCTTCGGATTTCCCTACCGTAATAAGATCGTTAAAGAGTTTATTATATGGCATACCCTTATCATCTTTTGTGATAGTGAAATCCTGATCTAAATCTTTTTCTGTTAGACCATACTTGGCTAACTTTGCCCGAATTAACTCGATTTCAGTTTGAAGATCCTGCACAAGCAATTCCGTTGGATTATCGTTTAACGCTTTCAACCTTGGGAGGTTTTGATTTGTCAAGAGCGGTAATACTTCTTCCGGTGATTCATCATATAGGTTTGGAAATTCCTTTTTGATATAAACCAATTTGGCAACTTCCGATTCTATTGAGGTTTGAGTTTTTGAAAGGTCTTCCTTAAAATTATTATCCGGGTTATCTAAATCTAAGTCTCTGCGCCATTCCTTATATGCTTCGGATTCCTTATTATTAACTTCCGGCATATTAGGATAAATGGCTTTTAGACGTTTTAAGGTTTCTCTCTCAACTTCCTTTTGAATATCTGGATCGTCTTTTGGTATTTCGGGTAGTTCAATTTTTAATGGAGCGGATTTTTGGATTTCTTCTTTTTTTGCCTGGGATGAAATTTCTGAACCAGATATTAGAGTAAGTATTTCTTCATCCGTTTTTGATGTTAGTTTTTCTTTAACGAGTTTAAGTGCGGCTTCATCATCCTTAAATATTGGAGTTTTATCTACAATAGATTTTGCTGCAATATCAAGTAACTCATCTTTCCCTTTCCCCTTAAATAATGCAAGTGCTTCCCTTTTTTCTTCCGGCTGAGCTTCGATAAATTCATCTGTGATTAGCGAATTATCTTTTTTTTCTTCTGGTTTCTCCGTTATTTTTTCTTCCGCCGCCGAATTGTCTATATCTATCTCAAGTTTTTTTTCTATCTCGTCAAGTAATTTAGGGTCTTCTATTTTATCAATATCCTTTAATTCCTGATTCTCTTCTACAAAAACATCTTTATCTTTTTTCATTGATTCATTATACAGGTCTTTCATTATCAGTCTCCTAAAATTGTGTTGGTTCTTTTTTTGTTAATTTGTTTTAAGTATTCCGGGGAAGTCTTTGTATTAGCTTTTTTGGTAAAAGATTTAAAGCTCGCCATCCATCCGTGTCTTGGACCATCGCCGGAAGGTTCGACATTCTTTTGTTTGGTTGCTGTTTTATCTGCAATGGCAGTAAATACATTATTTTTTATTCCGCCTAATGCCGGCTTTGACATTTTCAAATCATTATTCATCGTTCCCATGCTAATCTCCTTTTAAAATAAAAAAGCGACCACAATTCACATATTCTGTAGATCGTAATCGCTGTAAAGTTTAATCCTTTTTTAGTTTAATTCCCTTGCGGGACAATTATTATTTTTAAGAACTTATAAAAGTGAGACCGTTCCCGATCTCACTTAGGCAACATGAAAGAGAGAGCAATGAACATAAAACAAAACTAATTTATCTTAGGCTATTTTAAATTAAATCTTTTTATAACAATAACAAAATATAAATTAAATCTCAAAACTTGATTTTGCCGGGTATAATTCATGGAATATCTCAATCATTGCCCTGGTTATTTCATCCGTGCTAAATAAATCCGTTGCGCTGATCTTCTCCAGAATATCTTTTTTCCTGTGCATTACATAAATCTTGCAATCTTTTTTTGATTTCCCCACTATTTTTAAACTGTTTGCATAAAGTGACTTTATCACATATCCGCCTCTGATATTCCAGTCATACTTTTCCATCACTCTTGTAAACTTTGCTTTATGATAGATCATCGGGTAATGAATATCAAAATGCTTTTCTACTAATCCCTTTAGAAATAAAACATCCCTGGTATTCTTTAATGCTCTTTTATAAGTGTCTTCTATTTTCCTATTTTGAATTTTATTTCCAAGGTTGTCAAAATAAAAATATTTAAGATTGGAGAAGTCTATTGGTTTTACAAGAAAAAAATCATCATTAAAAAAAACAAATGGGTCCGTTACCTGATCCGACTTACAAGCCGTCAATAACTTCTCACAAATTTTTCTTTCCTTCCATGTTCCAAAATCAGATTTTGGAATATGAATTATTGCATCATTAAGCTTTTCGGGTTTATCCCCAACAATTACTACGTTGTTATAATTCTTTCCAAATTTTTCAAGTGATCTTATAGAGAATATTATTTCCCTTCCCATCCATCCTGAACAAGATTTATTATAAACGTAAACTATATCGGGTTTCATTTTATCGGGTCTATTGTTGGTATCAATATTATTCTGCTTAATGTTTCAATATCCTTTACTCCGTGGAAAAAGACAGCACCTTCTTTTACTGCTTTGCCAAGCTTTTCGTAATGTTCGGGTAGTATTGTGTTTTTTGAATATGCTTTTTTATTAGCTAATAAATTATTAACCGGGATATTTGCATACTCAACCGCTCTGCCAATAAATCTATCAGAGAAATACCTGTCCTTGGTTTGTACCCTTGGAAGCATTGCAAGTGTTTTATTAAATCCTTCCCTTGTAAACAGCATCGGGTAATGAAGATAAAATTTTCCTCTAAACTTAATCGGTTTGTTTTGCGTGTATGTTGCTGCCGATACTCCTCCTTCTGCCGGAATAACATCTGGAGGAAGACCAAGAGCGAACGAATCATATTCCATCAATAATAATAAATCCCATTCAAACTCTTTAACCGTGATAAATATTTGCTCAATTCTCTGTGCTGATTTTTCTCCGCTATGTTCTGCCTCCCCAATCAAACTTTGAGGATAAGGGAATTGAGCCTCGCCAAAGTCCATTTTACTATCTGCGGGAGAAATAAAAATCTTATCACCTGATACCATATCCCACAAATGTAAGTGTCTTCTTACTGTTGGTACGGCTTCTTTATGCGTCATTATAATTGAGAGTATTCTCATATATGACCTTTCCCGACTACAATTGCTTTACGTGGTTTATAATTATTTTTCTCTTTCCCTTCTTTGTTAATCTTCCGTTTTCTCTGATTATACTCTTTTATTTTGTCCCTTCTTGACTGAAACTCTTTATCAAATATTCCCATAATTGACCCTTGATTATTTTGTTTTTCTCATTATAAAAATACCTCTTGTCCCTTCCGTGTCCGGGTGATCGACGACTAATTCATAGCCTGTTGTTGGCATATCATAATAATCTAAAAATTCTCTTACTTGTATTCCGTGAGGCTGTCTATCGAATTTATCCGCTCCCTGACTATCAACCCCGGAATCATGAAACATAATTAATCCGCCCTTCATTACTATCCTGTCTGCTTCTTTAAAATCTTTGACAACTGCATCAAAGCTATGATCTCCGTCAATTAATACTGCGAATACCTGTTGATTATCAAATCTTTTTAATGCCTCCGGACTTCCGCTCAAATCCAGTTCAACACAATGAACAAATTCTTGAATATTATCCAGGTATGCTTCTTGATTAAAACTCCATCCATCTTCAATATCCACCGCTACCGCAATAAAATCAACTCCCGCTTTTTCCAATATCTTGCAGACCTGAACGACTGTCTTCCCTTCTCCGGTGCCAATCTCAATATAGATGATCTTGTTTTCGCGGAGCTGAAAATTTGGCGTTTCTTTTAATTTGCTGATTGCATCATTAATTGCGTTGTTAATCACTTCTGCGTTTCCCTGCATTGCGATTCCCCATTCATTGTTGCCATTCATTGTATTTCCTCTTTATAAGTTGCCGGAAGTATAGCTTCATATTTCACTTCCGGCGTTGTTTTAGTTATCCGCATTTGCGGGGATTTCTTTTTTATAAACTTGTTTCCATTCTTCCGGTTTGTATTTCCAATCTGCTGTTTTTCCGCCAAACTCTCTAAACCATTCAAGAGCAAGGATTGTGTTTTCCTGATTCCCTTGATTATCCTTTTTATTTATTTCCCAGTAGCCGTTATGCTTCTCGTGATAGATCGCTTTATGAATTTCTACCCCTTCTGATCTTTTTATTACATTTCTAAAAATGCAATCCCAGTATTCCCGCCCAAAAACCATATCGGGAAATATTTCTCTATTTGCGATCCACCATCTTTTTGTAAATACAAAAGCATCTGAGCCATCATACCATTTATAACCTTTTAATTCCGCCTCGCTCACAAGTAACTTTCTTATTTTTCCTGGTCTCATATCCCATCTATGGAAATATGCAGAATCATTTCTGTCGATTGCGTGTATTATTTTTCCTGTTATTCCGGGTATAAAGCAAACGTCCGCATTACAGATCATTAGGATATCATCATCCTCTGCTTTCCCTGATATAAAATCAATCATATCTTTAACGTAAGGCATCCCCTCTGTTGATTTTCTTTCATAGTCCTGATAATTAAAACAAGTATATTTGATTTTTACGTTATTGGTTTCAAGCAATCTTGATGATAAAGCCAGATCCATTCTTCTTTTTGTCTCAATTTCTATTCCCCTTGCTGATGATGTTACAAAATATATTTCTCTTTTCGGAACCGCTTTACCTGTTCTTGCTGCCTCTATTATCGTCCCCATCTTATTCTCGATCTCTGAATACAAAACTCTCATGATATGATTAGGTCTCCATGCTGATTGATACCAACTTTCTTTATTATCAGATATTAAACTTATTACTGGCAATGTTGGGACTGCATTTGCTAAATGAAGTGGAGCTGAATCAATTGCTATTAGTACATGCGCTATACTGAATAATGCAATCATATCATAAATCTTATGGTATCTAACATTTGAGAGATCAATAACATTAAACTCATTTCCTAAATATTCTTTAATAAAATTAGCAAACTTAACTTCGTTCGAAAGTGGTGAAGACGTTCCCTTCAATGTTAAAAGAATAATTGGTTTGTTGTTTGCAAGGCTAACTGTTTGCCTTTCCGCTTTATCGAATGTTAATGCGAGCATATTTTGAGGTATCGGGCATCCTGATAATCTCCAGATTTCCCTTGTAAAAGAAGAACATAGTTTTTCTACCGAATAATTTTTTCCATAAACTGTACAATTGACAACCTTGTAAGTTGAATAGTTTATTTTAACGAATCTTAATGCCTCGTTTATATTTCTAAAATCTCCGTCAAAAACTACCTTCTCAACATAACTGCATCCGTCAAGAACATCTGCATATTCTTTTGCAACTACAACCTTTGGAATATAGTTATTTATTTTACCTTCATATTCAATTGCCGGGAGAAGATTGAGAACGTCTCCGGTTCTTCCCAGCAATATGAATATTTTCTTTTTAGAATTCATCGACTTCAATAAGCATTCGTTTGTTTTTTTCTTTTGCGCCAACTGCTTTGAAATAGGTTCTTAGCGCGCTGATTGTCTGACCCTTCTTGCCAATCACCTTGCCAACATCTGCGGGATCTACTTTTATTTTTAATCGAATTACATCTGAATCAATTTTCTCGTCTATCTTTACTGCATCTGGAGAATCAACAAGTTTTTTAATAAGTTCTTCAAGAAGTGCTTTCATTGGGTGTCCTTTGTGTTTTGTGAATAGTTTAATTGAGAACATTACATTAATTGTCTAAAATCTTTTGGATCGTTGCTGTTCCATAATTCCCGTCTTTTTGTTGCCGATAAATTATGACCTTTGGGTAAGGCTTTCTGATGAAAATTCTGTTTTGAAAATATCCGTCTTCCCATTCCATCCTGACATTTGGGGCATTTCCTTGGTGTTGTGTCTTCGCTCATTGGGTGAAACTCGTCAAAGATTGTTCCACAAATACTGCATTCATATTCGTATAGTGGCATAAATCATTCCTTAAATAGTTTTGACTTTGCACCTTTAATGTTAAAGTCTCCGGGTTTTGTAATTATCCTTTTGTAATTATCTTTTATCTTCTTGAAGAATCCGCCTATTGCTTTTAATCCTTTGGTTATATCACCTCTGATTGTTATTATCAATAGAAGCAGCCCTAAGTAAGTCCAGACATTTGAAAAGAAAAATATTATCAATTTGTAAAACATTTCCGGGAAGTTCATATCACTATAATCTCCTTTATTGTTTCAAGTGGGTGTTGCTGTACTTTTATCCCTTGATTTTTATATCCAACATTTAAATCTCCATTTAATGATGAATGATATATCTGCATTGTTGACGTGATTAGATCATACTTTTGTTTTGGTAAAAATACTATTGACGCTTGATAGGTGTGATTGAGGTTAAACTCGATAACTGCTTTATCGATTTCGTTGTCGATGTCTTTTTTATTACTAACTCTTTCCGGGGCTTTACTATTATCACTAATCCACATTTCCGTAACTCCTTAATTCTTTATGCTACTATTTTCTGATCTTTCTTTCCGTTATTCTTATTATCCTCTGGAGCAAATTTAGAGAATACGTTTTGTATTTGCAACTGTTTTATTTCCTGAGCTTTTTTAAGATTATCCAGTTCTATCCCTTCGTTAGTAAGTTGTTTTTCTTCAATTTCAAGTTTTACCATTATCTTTTGTATTGCTAACATCATTTCTTCCATTTGTTGCTGTTGTGGGTTTGGTGCTTCCAGTTCTTTCCATACTTTCAGTATCTCATCTGCTTCTGGTGTCCCCATTGTTTTCACTATTATCGGAAGCATTGCGTCCGCTCTTTTGGGATTTAATTCTTTTGTCGCCTCAAAGATTGACCCTATCTTCTCAAGCCTTTCATCCTGTGCTGATGCAGAGTATGGCTCGTCCGCTATTTCAATATCATATTTTTGTGCATCAAGATCATTGATAACTGTTTCCTGTGGCTCGCCGTCTTTAATTGCATAAACTGATTGATTGACCGTTATCTGCTGATCTTCTTCCAATCCGGGTTGTATATCTCTGGTTATTCTAATTACCTGTTGAGACTTAACGTAATGCTGAATAAATCCAAGTGCTTGCTCATATACCGCTTTATGGGTTTGATCTCTGTTCTCAAGTAATGTAGTAAAACTTTTTGCCTGTCGCTGTTCTTTTGCAAGAAAATGTTTTCCGCTCTTTACTCCCGGTGAAGCGTTCCCTCTTATTTCGTCGTCCGCATTTGTAATTATTTTAATCAACTGCTGTGTTTCCATTGGCATTCTTATTAACTCCGGTGAGATTGTCTGCCCTTCTTCCGGTTTAATCATTCCAATATATCCAGCCCTTACCCTTCTGAATGGTGTGATTCTGTTTGTTGTCCAGTCATCTTCCAGACCGTCAATCGCGTTTTCATCAAGAATCCATCCTTTATTTGCGTACCTTGCAAGTAGTTCAAGGATTAAAGATTTTGCTTTGTTAAAATCCATCTGTGGGTCTTTTACATCATCAATTACCGATTGTAGTCTCATTGGGTCGGGGTGTGTATCATAGCAATATTCAGGTATATAGTTGTAATACTTTGAATCAAATGGATATACTTGCTCGTTTACTTTTAAATAAAACGTGGGTATTACTGCGGTTACAAATCTTCTATTCTGCAAATCAACATCCGCTTCCCCTTTTAGTGAGTATCTTTCCTTGATTCCGTTTATGATTTCCGCCTCAAAATCGTATCCGTCGTTATCTTTATTGTTGAGTGCTTTGTATTCATTATGATAGGTGTCCGTAATATCAATTAATCTATTTTCCCCTTCGTTTACGATCAGTCTTCTTTCCATCCTTTTCTCGTGTAATTCAAGAACATCAAACTTGCCTGTTTGTGGATTCCACCATTGTAAGGCATTGTTAAACATTTGGCTTTGCTGACTTGCTGTCCCTGTTGCTGTTTCATATACCGCGGAAAATAACGCTTTTATTTTTCTCGATACCCATTTCCCACGTTGCGGGTCAACATCAAAGAAAACTTTTGCTTCCTTCTGTATTTCTATTCTTAACTCGTTGTCTCTTAATGCGTAGGTGTTAAGAATTTCTTCAAGGCTCATTTCGTGTTTTCGCATTATGTAGCTTGCATTTTCCCACAGAGGGTCGTTATATCCGCATTCCCACCTTATCTCTCTTGGGTCAACTGCCTCAACAAATAAGCTTCCGTTTTGATCTTCGCTGCCTTCGTATCTCCAGCCAAGATGAAAAATTCCCAGCCTCGCTGATAGCTTATCCATAAATACCCGCTTCTGTGCCTGACTGAATCCTGAACGATACAAATAAAATCTTACTACTTGAGTAATTATGCTTGCTGTCTTTTCGTCTCCTATCCCTTCGGGCTTTGCTTTCCCCTGTTTGCGATTATCTCTCTCGATGCTGAATATGATATTGAGAATTGTTCTTATTAGATTGTAACTGTTGGCGGGTCTTCCTTCTTTCCTTAATTTTGCTCTTACTGTCTTATCCCATTGTAGTGCTGATACTGTAAAATCCATATTCTCTGATTGTTCTTCATTGAATAGATTGAACCCTGCTGAAGTATTTTCAAACAATCGCATTGTTTCAAATATTGTTTGATCGTCTCGTATGTTCCAGTTTCTATTTCTTGTCTTTAGCATTGGTTTTGTCTCCTGCTAATATTATAAATTATGCTGACATAAAATCGTTTGCTGTTCTCGCCGCTTCTTGCTTCATAAGATTTTTTAACCAGTTCGGTCTTGGGTCTTCTGGTTCTTTTCTTGGAACTTGTAATTCCATAAAGCCATACTTGAAACCATCATAAGGGTGATCTTTCTTCGGTACTTGTGATCGGTCAAAATCACCGCCTCCGGGATCTTTCGTGTCGTATATTGCCTCACTAAAGAACGCATTCAGGTGTTTGCACTCTCTGGAAATATATAAATCGCTTACTTGTCTTGTCCCTTCGTTGCATTTCCTGCATTGTTTTTCTCCCCGCTTTATCTCTGCATTGCAGATATTACAAATTTTTCTTATGTGAAGATAATTTTTAACCGCTTCATTTACAACAACTCTATAAGGCTTGTTTTTATCCAGAGACTTTTTGTTAACTACTCGCATCTTCGGGGCTTTGTCTCCCATCCTCTGTTTTAATACTTCTCTAAATATTGAAATAGGGGTCTTATCAAATCCTATATTTGATAGTTGGCTTATTTCCATGTCCGTGTCGTAGATGATCTCCAGCCTATATAATTCTTTTTCCAGTAAGTAATCAGCAATTGCATTCGCTCTATCTGTTGGGTTTGTTAGGTCTCCTAAATATAATTCTCCGGCGACGATGATCGTTCCAACACTATCCCTCTGCAATACTTCTAATACTGTGACGTTTCCATAATCCAGACCGCCGATTGTTTGTCTATGTGGGTGCAACTTGTAACCATTTACTATGTGGTGTCCATACCTGTAATCCTCGAAAAACATCCCCTCAAATACTTCCATATCTCCCAGTAATTCCGCCCTTCGTTTATGTTCGGGTAATCCGTCGAGGGTTCGTCCGTAGTTTGTTGATAGGTACATTGTGAATCTTTTTTCTTCCGGATAAGTGTGGTATTTGTTAATCAATCGTTGCACTTCTCCAGGTGTTAGGTCTTTCGGTTCAATGTTTTCCTCTGCTGCCAGTTCGTTAATGCTCCAGTAAGCATTGTCCCATCCTTTTGCAACAACATAATCAAACTCACTTGGGTTCTCTTTACCCTCGTATATCTTGTCATAAAATACCCGCTTATGGTATGCGTGTCCGATATTTCCGGGATTGAAGCAAAGCAATGTTTTCGGTGTAATTCCAGGCTTAACAGATCGATTGATTGTATATAAAAACTCGATTTCATCCTTACTAAAAAGCTCTGACTGATCAACCATCACGTCTGCAAAGCCTCTCCCTTTTCTTTTCGTGAATGAATCTAAACTTTCTCCAGACAAATATCTGATATAGCTCCCATTACCCAGCTTTAATATCATTTCCTGTTTATTAAATCCTTCTTCTAATTCCGGGTATGTCTCAAGAAGTGGACGTATATGTATATCCATCATATCAGAATATACCCTCATTACAAATAGACCGTTTGTCCCTTCGTATTTCCACCGCCTCGCGAGCATCAACATATCTGAAGAATGGCTTTTTGTCCCTCCTCTTGGACCGCCAAAACCAATCTTTGTGGCTTTGCCAAATTCGTAAACATTGAATAATTTATTTTGAATGGGTTGGAGGTTAACTTCTAATTCTCTCTCTTGGGCAATTATCATAACTGTTTTGTCCGTGCTTTATCATTAACCTTTATTAGATCGTGTCTCTAATCGCTTCTAATGAAGTCATTTTTTTGATGTGTCTGTTTTTTCCGTCGGTTTCGTCCATCCGTTAATCTTTAATACTAAATTTCCCTTTAACTCGTTAAGAGTCTCTCGCTTCTTGGGCTTTATAAATTCTGTAAATGCTTTCGTTGCCTCCATCTTTATTTTTTTATTGCTATCACTAAGCAACTCGATAATATTTTTTTCTACAATTGACTCTACTGCATTCCAGCTTGCAATCTCTTTAAGTCTTCTTTTGGCGATTGTTTTTGTTTTCTCTTTACCCTTCTGGGCTGATGCTGCTTTATTCCCTTTTGCAAAATCTCCGTTAGGCTTATGATCTTTTTTCATAGCTTTCCTCACTTGCGTATTTTTGCGTGTTTTTTCTTTCCTTCTTCATCTTCATTATTTCTTACTTTTATTTGAAAACATTTTTCATTCACATTATTTCTTACTATCTCATATCGCAAACATAAATAAAAAACCCTCAAAACAAAATCTCTTTCGCTCTGAGGGTTTGAGTATTTTATATTTTGGGTATTTTAATACTCTCGTTCACTCCTTGATTCTTGTTGTAATTCTCTCTCAAATCCTTGATAGCTTTGAGTCTCCAGTCCCTCCTCTGGGTTTGTTATTTGATCTTGGTTATTGCTGCTGTCACCTGATAAAAGTCTTGAAACATAAATACATTTATCCTCGCTTGTATCCCCGCTAACTCTATTTGCGCTTTTGTACCAGACTTTATTGTATTTACCCCATCTGAAGTTGTTGGCTTTTAATAAATCTAATACTTTGGTTTCTGGTTTACTTGGGAATTTTATTTCGATTCCTTCTTTGTCTGGGTTAAATGTTACTTCAAAATTCACGTTGCTTACTCCCGCCGAAGCTTCGATTTTTGACGGTTTAACATAAAACGAGGTTTCGTTTGTCAATTCCCGGATCTTCTCTACCGCTCTGTGTTTTTCTTCTGGGCTTAGGTTTTCATCATCAACCACTAATTCGTATCTATCATAGTGGGCTTTATATCCCTGTTTTTCGGCTGTTTCCAAATACCGGTCTTGGTTTACTTTCCTTGATGAATTTGTATATTTTGTTCCGCCAAAGAGTGAACAAAATGGTTTATTGCTGTATTCGTACATATCTGTCATTCCATCAAAATGCCCCTCTTGATATTTCTTTACGATTTTATTCACATCATCGTAAAGTGCGCCATCTTCCCAGCGAACGTCGATACTGTCTCCTCCGCTAAATGTTTCTGAGGTAATACTGAATTTATGTCCCGGAAATGCTCGCTCTAATTCTATTCTTAGGTTTCTGGTTGCGAGAATACGATCAGAAAGGGCAGAAGGTTTTTTTACTAAATAAGGATATTCTTTTATTAGTTCTGCTTTTGCTTTTTCGGTTTGTTCGTTTTCTTGCTCTCTCTTGATCTTGGCTTCTTCGTGGAGTTTATTTATTTCAATTCTGTAGGCTTCTTGCTGTTCTGGTGTCTTGCGTCGATCTTCAATGAAAACATGAGCGTCAAATATCTCTTTTGCTCTTTTGTTTATTTCCTGATAATCTTCCATCACTAAAACTTTACTTGATACAAATTTTAGAAAATCCGCTTTCTTGGTTTCGTATTCTTCTGGGTTTCTTAATTCGTTTTGACCGAACATAACATATAGCAAGGGTTCTCTTTCTTCTCCGCCAATGATTCCGGTTTTTTCAATCATATAGCTTTTGATTCCGATTAGCTTCTTGATTGGTTCGGTAATCTTTTCGATTTCCGCTTTCAATCCTTTGACCTTGATTGTGGTTTCACCGATTTTAAACTCTTTTTCCATGTTTGTGCCTTTTCTTTTTATTTTTAGAATTTAATTAAGTTGTTTACTGTTTTCTGTTGCTCTTTTAACAATGGCTTGTATTGATCTATTGCATAATCCAATGAGGCTGTTAACAATATTCTTGGTAA